GAAGCTAAAAGGTCATCGAGGATCACTACATCATCTCCAAGAACGAAGAACTCGTTGGAATATTCCTTACCAAGGAGACCTAAAAGAAGGTATCCGTGAGTTAGTGCAAAAGCACCAAAAGAAGGATATAAACCAAGGGGTTGACCTCGTTTCCAAGAAATCCTGGGTCCTTTCGGAAATTCCCAGTCAGCCTTGGAGAGTTCTGAAAACAAGTCTACAGAAGATTTGTCACAGAAAAGACGTAAGAGATAATCTTGCATCTTCAACGGAAAATAATCCGTTGCTCCAGAGAGATCGATGGAGTACACCATCTTACCCTGGTCTAGCCAATCCTGTAAAACAGGAATAGCTTTGCCTTGATCAAAAGTACAATCCCAAGGGAGTTGTTTGATGTAATCATAGATTGCATCACCAAAAGGTTTTAAAACCTGTTGGAACACCCTACCTGGGTTGGCTACAGCACGAAGCTTATAGCCAGGCTCTTGAATCAAGCCAATACGACCAGCAAGGAGATTGGGTTCAGATGAAAGAGGACGAGGATAACCATTAGGAGACATGAAGTGACCATAATCGTTAAATAAAGCCTTTTCTATAGTTTGTAAAACAAATTTATAGTGAGACTCATAAAAACGATTGAGATGTGATATTCCTTCTCTAGTATCATAAAGATATGATATAGAGTCGACAATACCATTCTCTTCTGGAACAGTTCTTCCTCTTAGTGGTGCCCTTTTAGAAGGAGAAGGCATCAGCTCTTCAAGTGCTGGTGGATTCCTTAACCTTCCAAAATGAGGCCTCTTCATTAGATTCCAACCCTTGAGAAGCAATTGATTTGAAGAATCAATTGCATCTGGAGTAGGAGGTTCAGACTGAACACCATCAAGAAATTTCTTTTTCTGCTTCTCAGTAAGACAATGAGAATAGAAAACAGAAAGAACTTGAAGGAGTTGCAGTCCTCTTGCAAAGTTTCGTTCCTTACGGAACATCCACCGAGCAAGGAGACCACATGATCCCTTGGGATTACCCTTGGAATCACGTGTGATCCATTCTCCGACAGG